GGGACTCTGCGAATCTCATTAGGCTTGCTTGAACGCATAATTGCATCTGGTCCAAGGGCTAACTCCTGACTGTCTAGTGGCATGGCAATAGGTGCCTGCACTGATTTGGTTGCTGCTTCAAGTGAAAGCAAAGCATAACGAGCCTTGGCTACCTGAATTGCTAGTACATCATCGAACTGACCGCGTGATTGGTCATCAAGTGATGGGCGCATAACAACACGAATCATGCACTCACCCATTAGGTTAGTTGCTCTGTCTAGTACAAGATTGTTTTTGTTTGGCATGAATAGAACATCTTGGTCCTTATCATGGAAACGAACAATCTCAGACATGGTTGATGTGTTGTTCTTGTCGTAAATTAAATGTGCAACTTCTGGATACTTAGCCATAAGTTCTTCGGTTGGCTTCATCATGCGTTGGAAGAACATTGTGCAACGACCATAGCGGTCAAGCACTGGATAACTTCCAAGTGCATCAAAGAACTTAACGCGAGGCATGTTTGCATCTAAATCAATTTCAACCTGTGCAGGTACAAATCCATAGGTAACATATCTGTCTGCAGCATTAAACATCTGTGTTTGGATGTCAGAGAAGTCAACAATACCGTTAACAATTTCTCCACGCTTATCAGCCTTCTTGCGAGCAGCCTCTGAGACCATGGATGTTGAAGTACATCCAAACGAAGGAAGCGGTGCAATAACTTCTGCAATGTCGCGTGCTGCAATATCTACCATATTTGCCACGATAGGATTCTCAAAAGGACCATCGGGGAAAAGGTCTGGGTAAACATCGCGCATCTTGCCTTGACGAACTTGTAGAACCTGATTCATGCGTTGGTCGCGGTCATCAAACATACGGCGATAACGGTCATACTGATTCTTAATTTCATCTATGGTAAGTGCCATGTTCACCTCCTATCTTAGTTGTAGGCATAGTCACTTAAATCAACTGTGACTTGCTGTGATTTGTCATACTTTGTATGGAACATGTTTGTTCTACTATGTGTGCGAGCAAAGTGGCTTGCATTAGCAACCCTGTCTCGTACAGCAAGTTCAGTAAACCAAAATGCCATTACGCAGTCTGTCTTTTGACTTCGTGGTGCTTCTGGATACCAAGTAACCAGTTGCTCTATGAGAGCCTTTAATCCTTCGGATTGATGTGTGGATGGAAACTCAATCAAGGCATTGCCTTCTTCATAACCATGGAACAATGTAGTAAGGGATGCAACACCGAAGTCTGTATCCCATTTATTGTTTCCAGTGTGATGTTCTTTGAGTGTTGCACCCCTCGCTTGTAGGTATTCTCGTACCTCGCGGTCCTGAGTCAACATCGCTTGAAATGCATTTTTTTCAACGCGCCACTCAGAAACTCCGTATTTGTCTGTCCAGTCTTTAATCAACTGGCGTATTGCATCTGGCTTCATACCTTGTTGGTTTGACACATCCAGCAAGTATCTCTTTTGGGTATTAACATCCACGCCAACACAAACAGCAGCGGTATGCCCAGCCATGGCGGGGTCAAGCCCAGCAACAATAATAAGACCATCCATACCGTTATGTCGGTTGCCCGCCTTGTTCTTGGGGATGAGACCAATATTTCGAGCGCCGTTAATAACGCCCTTGACAGCCTCGGGTGGGAACGCTGAATCCTCATGAACCTGTTGCTGTTGGTAAACCATCGCCCATAAGTTGGGGGACATACGGCTGCGCTTTTTAGAGAGCGCTTCACCTGTCCACTTGTCGTACAAGCCATTAGAATCTGGAACACCATTGCCAGACACTGGTGGCATGTTCGTCTTAGCCCAAAGAGTAACCCAATCTTTGTTGTCATCGGCAAACTCCAAAACAGCGGGCTGGGCAAAATAAGTCCAAGGAGAAGTTTCGTCTGGGTATCGCATGGGGTCTCGTAGTTCTGAATATAAATCTTTAGGTCGCAAGCGCGTACCTACTACGAGAAGTTTTCCGCCATCATAGTCAATACGAGACATAACTTCTGATTGAATCCAGTCAATCTGTTTTTCGTACTCATGGGCATTGGTGTGGTCAACACAGTCATCCATGATGATTAAATCGGCACGAGCACCGTAAATGTGTCCACGGATACCGATAGCCTGTACGGTAGGGTCCTTTTCACCAGAGTCACGAGCATCTGATGATAAGTAAATTAAGTCCTGCTTCCATGAATCAGAGTTCTTTTCAAATCCGCCTGGAGGTCCAAAGGCGAGGTGTAAGTCCTGATAACGAGGATGGGTGAGTCTGTTCTTAATGGAGAGCAGGAACTTTTGCGCCATAGCCTGGGTTTTAGAAACAACCATTATGCGGATGTTAGGGTTCTGGCAAATCCGATACACGGCATAGTTGACTGTGATAGTCGTTGACTTGGCGTGTTCTGGGGGAGTGTTAACGATAAGCAGGTCTTTGTCACCTGGCTCGTATATGATTGAAGGATGAATGTCCGTAGGCACTCTGGACTCTAGTAAATCAATCCAGTGGCGTTGATGTTCGAATACCTGAACGCCCAAGTACTTTTCCGAAAAAATTTCAAATGCAGGTACTTCTTGGGTCGGACCGCCTATTTCACCTCGGGCGGTCAATGCACGCAGTTTGTCTATGCCTAAGGCAAAGTCAGGGTCTGTCTTGCGATAGTACTCATAAGTCTTGACACTTCTACCTACGGTATCCATAGCCTGCTGGACAGACTTGCCCTGCATAAGTAAATCAATAATCTGCTTCTTAATGGCATCCGACTTATGGGATGCAGCAGTAGTTCTTTTTCTTTCCATAGGCATAGTAGCAACGCGACAACTTGTTGAGCGTTGCAGTTTCCTTTCCTAACCGTAGGCTGTAGCCCCAAGGCGGAAGCCGTAGGTTAGGGCAATTACTAGGGGATGCCTCGGGCATCCTGAATGCTTTGCTGTAGGGCTTCCATTGTTTTGCCCTACATATACTATTAGGTGTCCAGAGGACACATGTTGGACATTTTTTAGTTAACTTTCTTTTTGTGAGTTACATCACACTATACCTTTACAGGTATAAGTGCAGGTCAAAGCATAGTTAGTGGACCCCAGGGCTATCAAAGTTATGTGTGTAGATACACAGACACACAGACACACAGCAATTTAAAAACCTGGGGTCAAACTTTGCAGCCTGTTTTGCTGCCAGTTTAAACGCATGCAGGCATGCAGGCTGGTGCAGCGCTAGGGCTGGGCTGCACTAGGCGCTGGCTTGATGCTGACTCGCTGCTCGCTCCCTATATGTCGCGCCCCCCAGCAATCGCAAGCATGCAAGCAAGCGCAGGCATCGCAGCAGATAGTTGAACTTTCAACTACTTGGGCATCGCACGCATCGCCCTCATGGTGTCTCACTATGTGAGATTATCCAAGGCATCGCCATAAGTTACTCACTGGTAACAAGGCTAAAGTCAGTTGTTTAACGATACTTCAGAGGTTTCAGAAAATAGCGATTCTCTAAAGTCATTGATTTATACTGGTTTCAGCGACTTACTGGCGAGTAACTTACGGAATTAGCCTCGGCGCAGCCTCGTCAATCGGAGGCAATCGCATCAACATCATCACCCTCGAAATGCTCTAAAGCCAGTGTTTTATACTGGTTTCAGAGATGCTTGACTCTTGGTTTAAACGAGCGTATCTTTCTCTCATCAGCAACCGCTGGTACCGACTGGAAAGGTTTAAACAATGCGTAATCGTGAACAATGGCTCGCAGCGTTCGCTAGTGCTGCTCGCCGACCTATCGCTGCATCAATCAGTGGAGGAGGAGACGAGGAGGCTGCTATTCGCCTCTCCTGTGGCTTCCCTCCTCGTACTGGTCGCAAGGCTGCAACTGCTGCAATCGTGCCCCCAGCCTCATCCGAGGACTTCACCGCCGAGGTATTCGTATCTCCTACCGTTGACTCAGCCGTTGAGGTCGCCAAGGCGATTATTCCCCTCCTCCGCGTGGCTCAATCGGGCAACTGGCGCTCCGCTGCTCCCAGTGTGGCTCAGCCTCTCGACTCGCTCCCAGTGTGGGCAGAATCAATCCTCGAGCACCTCGGTGCTTACCCTCACGCCAAAATCGAAATCGCAGCAGCGCCTAAGCAGACAACTCGCCTCATCAAGGTCGTCTGCACTGGCAGCGGATGCTGCTCCCATGACCCATATATCGCTCGCCTCTCTCGTGGAGCACTCGACCAATTCGGTTCACCAATCTGCCCAGCCTGTTTAAACGCTGGTCATCAGACATCACTCGTGGAGGCTTAATCATGACTACATTCGGACTTGAGTTCGAGGTCGCAGGTATCTCGACATCAGCAGCATCAGCAGCGCTTAATCGCGGAGGCATCGAGTGCATCGAGCCACGCTCCCAGCATCAGACTCATCAGGCTTGGTCGTCAGTCTATGACGGCTCAGTTCGCGGAGCCGAGGTAGTTTCTCCAATCCTTGACGACCTCCGTTTAAACGAGGCTGCAACTGTCTCTCGCCTGCTCCTCGGTGCTGGTGGCAAGGTTGACCGCACGACTGGCTTCCATGTCCACATCGGCGCTCAAGGCTTGAGCCACGAGCACATCGCCCAGTTTTACCTCAACTGGAATCTGCTCCATGA